TATACCCCTCAAAAAAAGGGAGGGCCTGAGCCCTCCCCTGTCGTCAGTCGTGGCTTAGCGGCGTGCGACGCTCTTGATCATGGCCAGACGCTCAGGCCGCATGATCATGGTGCCATACCAGAACATGATCGAGCTGAAGCCCATCAGGCCGAAGGGCTCGTTGCGGTCCGCAGTTGCATCACCCGGCATCTTGGTGATGATCTTGAACTTCACGGTTTTACCATCGGTCTGGAAACCAATGGTCGTGAAGGAGCCGGCGCCAACAACCAGCATCGGATAGATGTCGTACCGGTCGCCAGTGTCGCGGAAGCCTGGGTTGGTTGTGACCCCGGCACCCTTGCCGGCCCAGTTCAGCATCTCGGGCACAACCACGATACGGAACTGGTCGATGGTTCCGATCTCGCCGTTCAGGATCGTGCCAGCGTTGGCATACTGGGAAACCGGGATGAACGCCGGTTGGTCAAAGGGATCAACCATGCGACGTACGGTCGACTCCATTTCCGAGCCGATATACATGATCCGGCCGTTGGAAATGGTCCGTGTGTCGATCATGCGCGAACCGGTGATGACATCGGTCTGCTTGGGCGTCCGGTTGTCGTTCAGGATTGTCGCCAAACGCACAAAGTCGTCGTAATCAACGATGGACGCCAAAGCGCCACCTTCGCCGGTGACTTCGCTGTCCTGGGTCGCCGTACCGGAGTAGAGCACCGTACCGGCCCCATTCAGCAGATCGACCTGAAGCACAGTCTCGGACATTTCCGTCGCACCTTTGACCAGCTCGCGCGACATGTGACCGTACAGTTCCTCGTCCGAGTCGAAATCGAACGTGTCCTTCGTAAACTCCGAGAAGAAGCCCAAACGGGTGATTGTACCCGTGCGCTCCAGACGGGTGTGGCCCACACGGTTCACACGGCCGCCATTCTCGCTCAAACTCGGCAGGCGGCCGACAATCGTGCCGATGTCCTTGGACGAGCCGTACAGATTGCCCGAGCCCTGACGAAAGGTCACGCTGGCCGCAGGCATTGCGGCGATGATGGCAGACCGTTGAGCAGCAGTGGCACCCAGAACCAGAACGGCCAGAGTCAGTGTGACAACATAGGGACCGGCGCCGGATTTGACTGCGTTGCCCGCCGAAACAGCGTTGATGGCAGCGGCCGCAGCAATGGCATCAGCGTCTACCGCAAACGAGTAAGTGCGATCAGTGAAGGTCGCATAGAACAGCGTCGACAGAATGGTGGCGCCAGAAGCGTCGATGCCCTGATCGTTGATGTTGCGATCATCCAGCAGCGGCACATATTGCAGGACCTTGATCTCTTTGCCCATATGCTTGGGCATCGAGAGAACTTCAGCCAGAGGCGTGAAGTACATTTCCTTCTTGGCGTCGATGATGGCTTTCTTGTGCCAGTAGAAGGTGTTGAATTGCGTCGCGCCAATCGAGGACGGAACCCCGGTTTGAGCACCAGCGGTAGGAGAGTTATACTGCATCGAATTTCCTTGTCATGCCTGTTGCCGAGCTCTTGCGGCTTAAAGCCGTCTTGCGAGATCGGTCGATTTTTCAAAGTCCTCGTCCGACATGGCGAGGGGGTTGAAGTCCTGCTTCACCTGTTTGGTGGCTGCGGCCTTCGTGACTGACGCTGCTCGCGCCTTATCGCTGTTGATGACGGATCCTGAAGGCTTGCGTGCTGCGGTTCCTTGATCGACGACACGCGCTGTCTGGCTGGCTGCTGGAGCAACCTTAGCCGATGGCTGGGCGTTGACCTTGAGGAGACCCTTCTGGTGCAAGTCCTGGCCCACCGATTGGTACGCCGTCAGGAAGTTCACATTCTGGATCGTTCCGAGAACTTTCCGGCGGTCGACTTCAGCGGTGATCTGATCGTAAATACCAGACTTCCGCTGCTCGGTCAGCACGCGCAGGATGGACGGATCTTCCCAGAGAAGATCCTTGCTTGATTGGTCCCAGTTCTTGTTGATCGAGACGATCAGGTTCTTGCCTTCAGTGTCTCGAGCGAGCTCTTCGACCGTGGAGGTGAACGCCATCTCTGCGTCAGAGATCTGGTGATTACCAGCTATATATCCGGTATCTTCCCGAGTATCAACCTCCATTGGATCAATGCCGGAATCTTTGATGATCTGTTTGATCGCGGCTGGGTTCTTCTTGTCCAGATCAATCAGATACCCGAGCTTCCCTTCGTCCAAAAGCTGGTTGTTCTCCAGCATCTTGAGGATTTTCAGGTTTGGTTGCAGAGCCTGGAGCTTTTGGGTGTAGTTCGCACCCATCTGCATCAGGCGCACAACGTCATCAGGGTTGTCGAGTTTGATCTCTTTCCCATTCGCACGGAACGGAGCCATGATCTTGTCGTAGGCTTCCTGGTAGTTCACCACCACAGTGGGTGCCGCGGCTTCATCAGGTTTTGAGCCAGCAGGGTCAGCCGCTACATCCGCAGATGCCTTTTCAGCCACTTGGGTTTTGAGGGCAGCCTTGCCTGGTTTGCCTGCCCCATTTTCGATGGCTTCGTCATCAAGCGTGCTGAGGTCTGGCTCAGGGTCCGCGTCGTCTTCGTCATCGGCCTCTGCGACAGCAGCATCCGCAGGTGCATCGCTTGAACCAGCAAGATCGGCATCAGGAACTGCGTTTGCATCTGTGTTTCCCGCCTGGTTGTCACCTTCTTCAACCACGATCTCGGCCCCGGCATCACCGCTTTCGATACGCGGTGGGAAGGCCATGGCCGAGATTTCATCGTCGGAAAGATTGGCGAACTCCGCTTCAGTCATGGCATTCCCATCCATGATTAAGCCTCCTCGGTGCGCAGCTCGTCGAGCATCAGAGAGCCTTGCTCGATATCGTCTTCTGCCATGCGACCAAAGTGGATCACGGCATGCAGGTAACGCTTGAAGGCGCCTGGAGCCGTCAGGTCACGGTAGACCGCATCTCGGGTGTTCTGGTCGATACCTGGGTCAGAGGCCAGGTGCGCCAGACGGGCAGCTTCATCGCGGAAATAACCTTCGATCACAACGGATTTGAAGTCGGGGTTGTCAGCCAAAAGCTGGGCTTGCTTGCCCCGTTTCACCATCTCGCGGGCGTGCTCGATGGAAATTTCGACTTGCTGGATCTGGGCTTGTGTTTGGGACTGCATGGTATGTCAGACTCTCTGATGTGGCAGGGTCTCCCGGTTCATAGGGTGAGACGTGCTGCCTGTTTCTTTAAGGGGGTACACTGACCCTTGCCTTTGTATGGTCCTGCCTCATGCCCGGACTTGACAAACGCCACGGTATTCCGTGGGCATTATCGTTATCTTTCAGATGTTTGAGCCAGCAGGATCAGACCCTGCTGTTCGTCATATCTGACAAGCGGTTGTAGCCAATGGCAGCAGCCACGTCGGGCTCCCGCTCTTCGGGTTTGCGGGTCTTGAGAAACGCCTTGGTGACTTCAAGATCCTGGTTCGACCGGGCCTGCTCGGACTGCTTTTGCAGACCCCTTGCGTGATTGGTGCCGTTCTCGTTTTCCACAAAATCGAGGTCGATGGCATCTTTCTCGCTGTTTTTCTTCGCCGCTTCCGCGTTGTTTTTGGCGATCTCGCTGTCCAGTTTTGCGATCTCTTTTTGGATCTTGGCAAGCTGGAGCTGCTTCATCTGCTCCTCGAACGGATCAGGCTGTGGTTGGTAAGTGCGGATCTTCTCAGCCAGCTCGGGCATGCGCTTGAGATCTGCAATGTCGGCCAGGATCATCTGGCTCATTGCCGGAGCCATGGTCGGCCCCATCGTCTGGAGCATGAACCCCATGTCCTGAGCTTTGGCCGCGTCAACTTCCGGCGTCGAGATGTCGATGATGATATCGAAGTTGCCTTTGAGGTCTTCGCGTTTGATTTCGACAAATTTCTTGTTGGTAATGCGAACGACTTCCCTGTCGGACAGGAACACCGCGTTCATTGCTGCAAGTTTGGTGCCGATATCCTGGACACCTTTCGCCAATCTCCGCAGAATGTTCATCTCGCGCTTGGCAGCCGCATCCAGCATGCCTTTGATGCCGGCCGCGACATCGCCATAGGCATTGCCAGATATGCCACCAGAGAAGCTCTTGACGCCTGTGAGGGCCTCTGCGTCCTGGTTCTGAAGCTGCATCATGGTCAGCGCAGAGTTCGGGATCTCAGGGTAGGTGTGCTGGTAGATCGACAACCGGGGATCGCCGTTGCCGGGGTTGAATTCGTAGTCGAGGCCCCTCTCGAACCGGCGACGGTTGACAACATCAAGAAAGCCCTTGGCCGTGCCCTGCTGGGCATTGGCCGAGCGACCCATGAGGTCGACCATGCCACGGGTCACAGCGCCAAGTATTTTCTGGTTGTCCTCCAGGATCTCGGCGTCTGGCTCACCCGTAATCTGACGCTTGACCGGCAGATAGGTCGCCACAACAAAAGGCAACTTCTCGTCCGGGAAAGGGTTTTCCTCCATGCGGATCATGATGTCGCCGATCCAGGTAGCCACGATGGGCACCAAAGTATCGTCTTTGTGGATGTCGTAAAAGCCCCAGTATTCATAGGCCACGACCTTGCGACGCAGGTCATCCTTGAAGTTGAAATCGTTGGGGGTGTTCGTTGCGTGGTCTGGTTGGCTCAGAACTGTGTTGGCGGACCAATGAACCCCGTCGAGGTTCTTGTAGCGACCATCTTTCTTGAGCTCTGCCTTGCTGGTTTCAAAACTGATGACAACAAAGCCAGCCTTGTCTATGTCACCCAGACAGGACGGATCGAAAAAGCAGTTCTCGGGATCCAGGATATCCAGAGTCGGTTGGTTGCGCAGGATCTTCTCTTCCTGCTGCATCACTGTGCCGTCTTGCTGAGCGCGGACCGGGATTTTGTTCTCTGTTGTATATGCAGAAGCGGCTTTGAGCTCTTCGGGCAGATCGTCATAGCCACGCGGATTGGCATCCTTCATCGCCATAGCCTGCTGGAGATACTGCATATCTTCTTCTGAAGTGATCTCGTAATAGATGAACGTCGGTACCTCAACGTCGATCTGTAGCGCGACGATCAAGGTGAGAGTCGCGCGACAATCTGGATGAGAAAGTGTCGCTGGTGTTGGAACGCCGGGAGGGCGTAGCCCGAGCGGGGTTCCAACACCAGCGACGGCCAGGATCTGAGGGTTCTGGCGATCGGGTGATCGCAGTCGGCTAGGGTGGGGTTTTCTCCTCGAAGAGGTTGA